AGTTATATTGATGTATAGCATCTGAACCATTGTCAATTATATACATACTTGTGCCATCAACATTAAAATTTACACCTGCTATGTCATTTACTTGAGCAATAGCGTTATAAGATTTACTGGCATATGAAGCGGTAGAAATATCAAAAGCAGTAGTTAAAGTATATTGATACACAATACTACTGCTTATAGCCGCATATAATTTAGTTCCATCATTATTGAATGTTATGCCATGACATGATGAAGCACTTTGACCACTCAAATTTAAAGTATTCCCACTAGCTGAAACACCGCTACTTAAACTAAAAGGTGTAGTAAGATTGTATTCATATACCCTTGAAGGTGATGGCAAAGAACTACACACATACATTTTAGAACCATCGTTATTGAAAAGAACATCTAAACAATTTGTAGGGCCATTTAAAACATAACTAATGTTTTGATATGTTGCAGTATTCACTTGATAGGGTGTGCCACCAACAGCGGAAGATAGATTGTATTCAAATACTTCATTGTTTGAGTTTCCCATAACAAACATTTTCGTACCATCATTATTAAATCTTACACCTCTTGGGTCACTATCTTGACCACTAACACCTACTGACCTTCCAGTATTAGTTACTGCCGAAATATCAAGCGCACTTTGTTGTGTAACATTTGACATAGTAATACCATCAGCATCACCTGCGCTTTTCAGCCCAAACATAGACCAAGACCCTGCGGCAATCGTAGAGTTATCCGTAAAAGCAGAGCCGCCTGTTGTGTCGTATGTGCCTGACGTTGCTGTTAGGATTACATCACCGCCATTGCCTACAATCCGTTTGCCTACGTCTGTACTTGCAAATGAGCCAGAGCCTAGAGCTAGGGCATCTTGTCCATTTGAAAATTGATACATTCTAGAAGAACCACTAGCACCGCATCCAAAATAAACTCTTGTTTCGCTGTTATCTATAAATATTCCATGAGGACTAGTACCTGCATTGATGCCTGTGAAATCTGCAAAAACATTAGCATAACTTGCAGAAGTAATATCCCATGCAGTAGCTACATTGTATTGAAATAATTTTCCATTACCGCTGCTTCCACCAAGTACATACATTCTTGTGCCAGTTGAATTAAATGAAATTCCATTTGGCCCATTATCTTGAATTGCACTGTTAAAAGATGAGGTATAACTAGCAGATGTTAAATCCCATGCGGCTGATAAATTATACTGAAATGTTGAGTTACCATTACCACCAACAATATACATTCTTGTACCATCTGGTTTAAAATACAAACCTTTTGGCGCAGTTTCTTGACTTGCTACAGATTTATCATTTGTAGTTGATATGGAAGCGGTGCTTAAATCCCAAGCAGTTGATAAGTTAAAAGCTCTTACTTCATCATTAGTCTTACCAACATAAAACAATACAGTCCCATCTGGTTTAAAGAATATATCTGTTGGGGCAGTTTCACTTGTCGCAGCATTTGTAGAAACAGCATTACTAAACCCATCCCAAGTAGCGGTGCTTAAATCCCATGCAGTAGAAAGAGAATAGGTATAGATATATGAGTTTGCTTCGCTACAAATATACATCTTTGTGCCATCAGGTTTAAAAAACGGACTTGGTCTTGGGCCATAAGTATTAATATCTAAATCAGAACCAACTTGGGTAAGAGAAATACTAGTATTAGCTACACTGCTAGGCGTAAGCGTCACATTAGAAGCCGTATTGTGGAAGTCGTAGTTACTTGCTGTAGAGTTTACATCCCAGTTACCCTTTGTTGATACGCCTGATTGTGGCACTTCTTTGGTAACTGAGACTACTGGCCCTACAGTTACATTAGAGCTAAGAGTAATGTCAGCCGTTTCGTTTTGAGTAAACGTCTTGGTAAGTGTACCTTTAGTCGGATCAGTATTAAGTGCAGAGTTAAATGCGGTAACTGTTCCACTGTCTATACTTGCTATGTTTTTTAGCTGTCGGTTGTTATCTACAACTTCTGTGCCGCCTACCTTCAAAGCCATCTTCGGAATCTCCTATTAGCTTATTGTTGCGTTTGAGTTTACTGCGCCAACAACATCCAAGTTGCCGTTTGCATCAAGTTTCATTTTATTAACACCGCCTGTAGCGAAATACAATGATCCACCACTTTCGGTTACTGTCCAGTTACTTCCAAGTACTACACCACCAGAGCTATTTTCATTGACTAACTTTACCCAATTACCTGCGTGAGCAAAATAGCCTTTTCCTGTGCCGTGTACGTGTGCAAACATTCCATGATATGTTGTAGCTGATGGAAGGTCTGACTCTTGAGAGTATACATTTGAGTAAGTAATTTTATTACTACCAAAATCATAGTCACCAGAAGTCTCTGGACTAACTAGCTGTACCCAATTTCCTGCATGTGCGAAGTACGCTTTTCCTGTACCATGTACGTGTGCGAACATTCCATGATACGTTGAAGCAGACGGTAAATCATTTAAGTTGTTGTACATATTGGAGTAAGTTATTTTGTTACTGCCAAAATCTACATCTCCTGTAAACGTAGCCCCACTTAACTGTGCATATCTTGCATCAGATTGTGTTTGCGTATACATATTTCCTAGACTAAAAGTACCATACGCAACGATAGAAATAACATCATTTGTTGTGGCAGCAGTGCCTAGTACTATTGTCGTACCGTTTGAAGCTGTAAAGTCTGATGGTGCTAACTTGATACCATTCATATAGACATCTACAAAACCAGGATCATAGGTAGCAGGAAAGGTTGTAGTAGATCCATTATAAGAACCCGATGAAGTACCAACAACATAGTCTTCTCTATCGGATGTACCATTTACAGAAGAACCTGCAGCTTGCCATGCTCCACCTGTAGAATATACATAAAGAATATTTACTGATGTGTTAAAATAGAGAGCACCTGCAACTAGGGCATCACCGTCATTGTCCACTGTGGGAGCCGAAGATTTAGGTCCAAGGTATCTATCATCAAAGTCATCATAAGAGGCAGCAGCAGCCGTAGCCGAAGCAGCCGCACTTGATTGGCTAGATGCAGCAGCAGTTGCTGAGTTAGCTGCGTTTGTTTCACTAGTTGCAGCAGCAGCAGCAGAGGCTTGTGCCTGAGCAGCAGATGTAGAAGCGTTTTGGCTGCTACCAAATAAACCGTCTACGTAGGTTTTGTTTGTAAGGTCAGGTCCATTAGCAGGTGTATAAGTAGTAGTAATCTTTGCACTACCCATATCTATAGTACCTGTCATAGTGCCGCCAGATAATGTTAAGAATGTAGAGTCAGCATAATTTTTTGTAGCAGCGTCTTGTGCAGCAGTAGGATTACCTAAGCCTGTAATTTTATTTGTAGCCATAGCTATAGCACCAGACATTGTACCACCTGCTAGTGGTAACTTGGTAGCTATACTATTTGTTACAGTAGTTGAGAAGTTAGGATCATCATTAAGAGCAGCAGCTAATTCGTTAAGAGTATCTAGTGTGCCTGGCGCTGATGCAACAAGTGCGGCTACTTCTGTATCGACATAATTTTTAGTGGCAGCATCTTGTGCATTACTAGGATCTGTAACGTTAGCAATTGTTGTGCCTGTAACGTCTAATGTTCCGTTGACAGTTACATTGTTAAATGTGGATAGACCAGAATTTGCAGTTACATTACCTGTCACATCTCCTGTTAAATCACCACTAACGTTACCTGTTACATTACCTGTAACCTGCCCTGTTAAAGCTCCTGTAAAACCTGATGAGGCTGTGACTGTTGTAGCGGCTACAGATGAGGGATTATTTGCACCAATGACAGTACCATCCACTGCACCGCCATTAATATCAACACTTGCCAGAGTGGATTGTCCAGATGACGATATAGTTGTAAAGCTACCTGCATTAGCACTAGAAGCACCAATACTTGTACCATCTATAGTACCTCCATTAACATCAATATTAGAAAAGGTAGCAGTGCCTGTTACAGATACAGAGTCAAAATATCCTACACCGTCTATGTATATATCTTTGAACTTTAAGGAAGATGTACCAAGGTCTATGTCATCGTCAGCAACAGGAACAATAGCACCATCTTGAATGCGTAGTTGTTCTACTGCAGCCCCACTTACCTCACTAAAAAAACTAATACGATTGTTTGAGGTATCTACTACAACTTTATTAAGGGCATCTGTGTCAGCTATTAAAGGTACGTATGCACCCTCTGTAGAGCTACCATCATGTCTGTGTCCACCTGATAAAGCAAAAGCATCTCGTATCGCATTATACTCTGCGTTTACTGGTGCAGCTTTAATGACTGCGTTAGCAATAATATCAGCTACGGACTGTCTTGTATAACCTGCCATGTTACAACCTGTCTCCTACTCCAAATGTAACCACTAGTCCTTGAATACTGTGTGATGCATTGGAATCATTAGTTACGAATTTTAAAGATGCTGATTTACCAGATCCTGATATATTAGTGCGTTGTACTGGTGATGGATTACCATCATATATTGCGGTACTGTTATACAACGCCTCATTATAATAAGCTGCAGCACCTGTTGTTGTCAAATTAAAGTTTGTCGGATTAAGTGTGTCTACATCTTCGTAATCATACACAGCCGACATTACTATTGAGTTATCACCTTCAGAGCGTAAGTATGTAGCTACAGTATAGAATACCTTTCTCTGCTCTGGGTCTTGCATATGGAAGAATGGCGTTTGAAACAAACTAAATATTTCTGTACCATCAAAGCTAGTGCCTTGTTCTTGTCTATGCACTTTACCATCTTGAGTGCCGTGTATTACAAACTCGTTTTGTCCTATATAACCACTGTCTGCACAAGTAGCTGTAATACCTAGTAACTGTCCGTACTCAAATTGTAATCCATTTGGTGTTTGTCTAAAACCGCCTATAACACCTTGTGAGTCTGCTGCACCAAAAAAGTATCTAAACTGTGTCTTTTGTTTTATAGTTACAGCGTTTAAACTGTTAAGATCAATGTCAAATACAATGTCTGTAAAAATAGACTGAATATCTTTTGATACTGTTTCTAGGTTAACGTCACCAATCTTTGCTGTACCTGATATGGGGCGTAAACCATCCTGTGATAAGAATAGTAGATCACCGCCTATTTCTATAACACTATCTGTAGCTAGGCATCCTAAATCATCTGTAACAGTTTGTAACACAAAGTTAGCTAACGCAGTACCTGATAACTTTTTGATATGTGTAGAACCAAATATGTAAAGCTCATTCCTGAAAGACTTTATAGCTACAATAGGAAAGCCTACATTTATTACACCTGCACCATTAGCTGCAGAAAAGTCCCCTTCATCAAGTGGTGCACTAAAGAATAACTTTGTGGGTTGCCCGGGGTCACCTGCTAAAAACAAGTGATTCTGAAATACTGCAGAGTATTGAGGATCTGTAGGTGCATCTGAATGATTTATCTGTGCATACGTACTTCCATCATATGTAGCTGCAGGATTTACACCATCTGTCAAAACTACTTTAGGTGTTCCGAAGTTGAGCCTAGAGAATCTAACTTTAGTCACACCTGTCATGGTAGGTGAGCCTTGCGTAGTTACTGCTTGCCAAGCTGAACTAGAGTTACTCCAATAATGTAAGTAGTTATTACCTGTTGAAGGTTTTCTACAAGCTAGTATGCCATCGTTTATACCATCTGCTACACAAACACCTAAAACTGGGGTGTTAGCTTGTCCTGTAACTGTGCCGTAGTTATTAGCAAAACCGCTTATCTTTCTGTAGCCACCAGTAACAGCAGGTTCATAGTTAATCAAAGATATAGCTGAACCAGGCTGTGTCTCACCTTGAGATAGCACATCCCTACTAGTATTAAGCCCACCTTGACAGAAGACTTTGAAGGAAGCTAGATTATCAGCCATTATATACCGCTAGTAAAGGAACTTGTTCTTGAATCACCCACAACAGTAGAGCGAACAAATAAAGTATCGTCAAAGGTAACTCTACGCATTGTCTTGATGCCATCTTCAAAGTTATTCTGATGCATTGCAGCACTTTGTTCATTGCTACGAAAACGCATCATAAACATCATAGCACCATCTATAACTACATGTTTAAATCTATCTGGAATAATTGCTACATCATTAAATGCTACAAGATCATTAGGAAACTTCCAATATACATATTCAATCTCGTAAGCTGCATCAGGTATAGGACTAACACCAAATGAATTACCTAGTGTCTGATAAACAAGTGTAGGTGGTCCATCTCCATTTACTTGATCACCTGTATCATCTGAGGGGCGTACATTCTGTATGTACTGCTCATACGATATTACATTCAATGGCATAGGACTGTTGTTTTCAGAGGATAGTTTCTTAAGATAGAATGTATCCCAATCTGTGCTAGAATAATCTGCAGGAAAAGCGTACTGTCTTGTGCCTACACTAAGAGTTTGTGTAAACGTTGTCTTGAGGAAAGGCCATTCCTGACCATCCTGTAGAATAAGTCTAATGCTACTATTTACTGCATCTTTAGCTAAGGCTTGTACGTTTCTTACAGAATCAAAACCATCACCTGCAGTATCAAGTGTGACTTCATTCAAACGTCTTAGCAGTTCGTTTACTAGTGTTACATAAGTAGCCATAGAGTTATCCTACTGTTAGATATGCTGAAGGGCAAGCTTGGTGTAGCTCGCCCGACAGTCTATGTGTAGTATTAAGCAGCGTTGTATACGGCTGACACCAATGCTTGTGGGCGTAGAATTTTACGTCCATATAGGTGCATACCACGTACAATGTCTGCAAATGAGTCTGGGTCACGG